CGCCATTCCTTTTATATAACTAACGAAATCCTCCATCGCTTCGACTTTGGCTTCTTCAGGATTAACCGCACCTTTGTCATCACCAAAAGATACTGGATGATACTTATTAAGTTCTAAATAAGATTTAATAAGTTCTTCGTCAGTCATTTCATTTTCTCCCACAAATGACCTATACTTTTTCAGATTTTTAATTAATTCATCTTTATCGATTCCGTTGAACCCTTCTATAATATAGTTATAAATTGCTTCTTTTATAGTGTTTGGATTATGACCCCTGGCAGTTATTATTGCAAATATAGAACCATTATTTATCGCCTCTCTAAAATCATCGAATGCCGGTCCTTTTTTTGCCCTTAAAGAGTCCACCAAAAAATCTTTATCTCCTTCAGTTCTAAAGTTTCTAAATGGTGAATCAGCATACCCTACAATAGTGTTACCTTTATATGAGAATGGTTCATTTCCTATCTTATGTCTGAACTCGGCAAAATCATCAGTAGACATACCGATTTCATTACCATCTTCATCTTTGACCAAAATTTTGGTTGGCATATGGACTATATTATCGTCCCAATCGAACGCATAATATTTTAGGTCTGGTGCCCCTTCACTTTTGAATCCTTCTGTAAACTCTTTTCTCATTTGGCTAAAGGGGGGATTAACTCCCCCCATAATTTGTTATTAGATATTTTCAAACGAAGCCCCAGTTGGAGTGATGAAGAATTCTATATCGATGAATTCTAATGCCTTCGTAGGTTTTAAGTATATCTTACCTGTTAATGTATTTCTATCTAAGTCTTCAGGTGAAGAAGAAACTGTTACTCTGAAGTCGTAAAGACCTCTATCTCTTCTAATTGAATCCAAGATAGGGTTAACACTATCCAAGAATTGTTGTCTAACGATTTGGTCGTTTTGTTCGAACAACAATCTTACCGCTACCGCTGAAATTAACTTTCTTGCTTGAAGTAATAATCTTCTAACGTTTAATCTGTTAAGTGCGGTATCTGCGACTTGTAAAGTTTTGTTACCCCAAATTACTGTTCCCACATCAGCAAAAGTTGCGATAGGGTTGATTCTACCTTGGTAAAGTGTGTCTCTATCTTCTTGAGTCAACTTAACTCTTGCTTTGATTGAGTTCACAAGACCTCTTGTATAACCCGCTGAAGCGAACCAAGGGAATGCGATGTTATCTGTCAACGCTAAGTTTCTACAAACTTCACCTGTTGGAGGTAAGTAGATTTGTGTATTGTTAACAGTATCTCTTGTAAGAATCCAAGGGTAGTAAGTTGCGGTGTAGTTGGAATCAATACCAGTGTTGTCCAAGTTATCAACCGCCTCTTGGGAGTAGATGATATCCTGAGGATTAGTTGCATCAGGTGTATACATTTGGTAATCAGGAGTAGTTGCGATGTAAACTGAATCCGCTCTTGAGAATTGTACCATGTCTATTGCCTCTTCTACAAGATTGGAGTTGTTTACGTAATCAATACTTGATGTTGCAAATACGTTAATGTTAGTCGATTCAGGATTTGCGAAAGTCAAGATACCAAGCAAGTATGCGTAGTAGTCAGTGTTTGCAAAATCTTGAGTGTTGTTCTGAACAACGATTCTCTTAAATAAACCATCTCCAGTTGCATTTGGATATCTTGTCGATGCGGATGCACCTGCTAAGTAACCTGATGCTCCTACTTGGAATCTATCTTGGTTGGTTCTGAATTCTCTGTATATATCCCATCCGTCAAAACCCCCAGCAAAACATACAGTATATTTTCTAGCGTAAATGAAGTAATATGGGTTATCCTGAGTTTCAGGGTCACTTGTAAAGTTTGCTACACCACACTCAAATGCAGTTTGACCACTTGTCATGAATGAGTTCGAGATGGTTACAACTGTAGCACCTGAGTCCATGTGGAAACCTTTACTTAAGTAATTCCAAGGAGTACCATCTACAGGTAGTGGAGATGCAATCCAGTTCAATGGATTTTGTGTACCTTTGTATTGTAAGAATGAATCATCAATACCAAATTGACTTGAGAAACCTAAGTAACTTCTTCTAACAATGTCACCTGAAGATTCAACAACGTCAGTTGGAGCACCGAAAGGAGGATTGTAAACCACTTCACCAGGGAAATAATACTTTGTTTTGAAAATTGGAACAGGTGAAGGGTTAGATACCGAAGCATATTCTCTCTGAGAATATCCGTAGAATCCACAAGGTATTGCATCTACAGGTGCTTCGTCAGCCATTTCAACCATTATATATCTTGAAATCAATGCGTACTCTCCATCAGTAGAACCTATTTTCTTAGCAACAAAGTTGTTGGATAATGGGTCCATATTACAGTTAGTGAATTTTTCAATAACCACAGGATTCGCATCGGTGTCAAAGAAATTTCTAACTAACACATCGAATGTCATGTTGTTGAACGATAAGTTTGTTATTGAAACTTTCACCTCAGTGTTTGCGGAGTTACCATCAGAAATCGAAACAAACTTAAATAAGTTGTACACCTTATTACCTCTTAATTCAGAAACTAAGAATGGAGTACTTGGTGCTTTGTATTGGGTTACGTTGTAAGCGATTGATGTTGGGTCTTGAGTTCTAGCCTCAGGTAACGCAATTAAATTACAATTCAACCCACGAATATAACCTTGGTTATAAGCGTAAGTCAAAGTTGCAGGATAAATTTCTTCAACATAAACAGGAACCTCATTTCTTGATTTACCGAAGTTATCAACCCCTAATACCTTTGTAATGTATTTCGAAGAAGATGCTGACATAGAAGTTTCGAATGAGAAATTGTCTCCGTCTTTAGTCACACCTGAAATTAAGAATGATTCGAAAGGTGATTGGGTTACTCCTGAATATTGTTCAGTACAAACTAATTGTAAATCTGTCAACCCACTCACTTCGTATATCGGTCCATGTTGGTCACTTGTTGCACTGTTAGTATATAATGAGATACCTCTCGAACGTAAAGTTGCAACAACCATGTTATTGTATTCCGAATACGCAGTACCTGAATAATTGTAAACTGTACCTGAAATAGTACCCGAGAATGTTGAAGATGCTCCTGAAGTTAGTGAAGTGACATAATAAAAGAATGAATATCCCGAATATGCGTTTCCTGACGTTATGTCAAAGTTAGCGTAATACCAAGGGTCATTTTCATCAGAGGACAAATCGTTTGTTGCTATGTTTACACTATCGCAACCATATTGATTAATTACATTTGAATAAGTTGCGGTTAAATCATAATAATCACTCTCAGGTAAAACACCATACACCACAGCCGTATTTGCGGACAGTGATGGGTCATCCATTATATTATCCAAATTGGAATTAAAATCTAACCCTAAAGTTGATGTACTTCCATCTGACAATCTATATTGTTTGTTCAAGTCAACAAGTACCTGAGGTGGTAATGATCCCCCAACAAATTGTACTGTGTTTCCTGTCGAAGATCCAGTAAAGTTTGCGGACCATGTTGTTCCAGTTGCAGGACTGAGTCCAACTGTTAATGGGTCAACGTTTGCAATTACCTTAATACTCCAAGAAGGTCCAGCGTCATAACCTGATAGACCTAAAATTCTTGTTACAAAAAGTTGGTTGGATTGTTGTAAATATGATTTCGCTATATATGCCGCCTCATATTTTGGGATTTGTGTGTTTATGAATTTTGTAGGTTCTGTACCCCCAAAATATGCTTGAAACTCATCGTAGTTTGTGATAAAGATAGGTTCAAAAGCGGGACCTTTAATTGTTTCCCCCACTAAACCTAATGTAGTTACACCTACACTTTGAGCAACAAATGATAAGTCAGTTTCAGACGTGTATACTCCAGGTGATACGTATACCTTTTGATTTACTTGTGTTGATTGAAAAAACATAGTTCAAAATTATTGTTAGCAAATTTATTTTAATGATAAATATTCATATCTAAGTGAAAAAACTTGACTTTTGAATATCTATTTGTAAGGAGTATGATTTTATTCTGCCTTTTTTCTACCTATAAAAATGACCAAAGAAATCAAAAACATAAAAATATCGCCTGAAGCTCATGAAACCCTAAAAAAGTATTGTGAAAAGAGAGGGATTAAAATTTATAAATTTTTAGAAAATTTGATATTGGAGAAGTGTAAAGAGAAGAAAGATATATATGGAGAAGATTAAACAAGTTTCGATTCGAACTTGATTGTCGACTCCAGTGAGTTATTAACTTTAACAACTTTGGTCTAAGAGCAATATCCTTAAACTTAGGTATTGTACAAATCTTCTTAACAGAAATTATACAAAGATCTGGAGATAACATTCCACTCTCAAGGATTGTTGCATAGTTAGATACTTTTGATTTATCAAATTTAGACTCATTAGCTATAGAATAGTTAAGAAGTCTCTTGGTTAATATTGCTGCGATATCTTGTCTCTTCTCTTTACCTTCTTTAATAACAGACTTAAGTTGTTTAAGTGACCAATCAGAATCATTTTCGATCAATTGTTCTGGAGTAGGTAACTTATCAAGTCCATTCTTAATAAAGTTTACAAAAGTAATAATATGCTCTTGTGGCAAAGATCCCATACCAAGATTCATAATAAGATCAATATTCTTTTCAAAGTCATCTATTCCACTGATACTATCAAAATACTTAGTCCAGATTCTTAGATTTCCTTTTGCAAGAACATTTCCATCTTCATCTTTCTCTACAGCTCCTTCAATAATTTCAGGATGCTTAAGCATAAAATTAATACAACGACCATCAACTCCATATCCTTCTGCAAACTCACTTGCCCAGATATTTACATCTGCTTTCATATTGATTTTCAATCTACGAGTTGCCTGAGCACTATCTTCTTGTTGAACCATGAAATCTTGGTCACTTGGATTACAAGTTAATACAATAGTACTACCTTTTGGTAATCCCCAAGAGATATATCTTTGCTCGTCAATAAGAGTCATACAAGCATTTGCCATCATTGGAGTTACACGATTATAGTCATCTAGAGTAAGGAGAACAGGTTTATCTTCTTTACCTTGAATCCACATTGGCTTACTATAACTAGTCCTTGTTTCATTTAATGAATTATATCCCATTGCAAGATAGTGACTTAGTACCTTATCAGTAACCCAAATGCAATCATCTTCTTTGCAAATCTTATATTCATAAATTGGAAGACCTACTAAATCTGGAACCTCAATCTCACTAAGATTTAATCTTACAAAATGAAAATCTAATTCTTGACCAAGTTGTTTTACAACACTAGTCTTTGCGGTACCAGGCATACCTTCTATTTCTATTGCTATTGGAGTCTTTCCTTGTTCAGAAAGCTTTAAGTTATTATTA